ATAATTTAGTACTCCTGTTAAATACATCTTTAGTTGAATCTTGACCTGTAATACCTTGACGACAATAAGAGACAAAGAAACTTGAATAGTTAATTAAGTCTTTTGCTGAATCTTCAAGGGACTCAAAGTTAGGATCATAATCATCTGACTGCATCGCTTCCATAACTGATTTCATACGTAGCATTTTTGCGTGCATGATATCATGTATAGTCGTGATTCCGTTAGGATAGTAGTCAGCTTGTTGAACAGTCGAGTTTGGATTTTGATAATCTCTCGACTTTTTCAATTGTAAGTCAACGCACTCTTGTAGTACATCAACTGAAACTGGGTTAACCTGTTTGGTCATTGTTTACTCCATAATAAAAGTATATTATAACACATCTAAATGTATTTGTCAACCCTTTTTTAAACAACTTTAGGTGGGATTGGTGCAGCAAATGATCCAATAGTGTTTCTCTTATCTTCTGCTTCTGCAAGTTTTCCAATTTCGCCGTCTAGCGTTTCAATGATGCCAGGATGTTCAGCCACCCCAACTACGTTTTGGAGCAATATAGCTATGTTTGCTGTATGCTCTGCAATCTGCGCGTCGTACTTCATAATAAGCGCGTTGATTATTGTTTCTTTCATTTCCATGATCTCTATCTCCTATAGATCTTTAAATTTACCGTGATTTCCTTCATGAGAAGGCGGATACCAGGACTCTGGTTTAATTAGGTCAGGTACTCCGAGTGGATTCGGTCTTGATGGTTTTTCTCCAACCTCTTTGTTCATATTTGCTAATAACACTTCGTCCCAAGCTTTATAGGGATTAACACCGAAGGCGTCAAGTGTACCGATAGCAACAACACACAGATCAATCAAGCCATCTACAATTTCTTCTGCGTCGTTCTCAGCTACTGCTTTACGTGTTTCTTCCAACTCTTCGTTTAGAAACTCAACACGAAACTTTAGAAACTCTAATAGTTTCTCTGGATTAGCTTCAACCCATTGTCTTGTAAGATATTTACCTTGCATTAAGTGTATATCTTCTACCCAATTCTTACTCATACTAATTCTCTCAATTCAGTAAATCCACCAATTGCTTCACCATCCATAGTAATCTGTGGGAAGGTTCTTGCAGTTGGAAACTTTTCAAAAAAATCATCTTGTTTGTAATCAACATCCAAGGATTTATATACAAAGTCCAATCCTTTGGACTCACATAACTGTTTAGCCATATTACAATAGCCACAGTTCTCTTTTCCGTATATTTCTATCATACGAGTTGTAGACCACCGTCACCGGGTCCGCCTGGCATGATTAGTCCTGTTGTTGCTTCAATTACTTGCTTCTTCAACTCAGGTGCAGGTTCTACTGTAAACATTACGTGTGCTTCACCGATAACAACTGGTTCACGAGTAGCATAAGGTACGAATGGAACCATTCCAATTTTACCTTCTCCTGCTGGTACTAATAGGATCGCGTCTGTTAACGTGTAAAATCCTTTATCATAGACTACTTTAGCAACAACTTCTTCACCTGTTGATAGCCTTACTATTTGAATATCTTTCATATTTTTCTCCAATGTAGGGGTATATTATAACACATTTAGAACCATTTGTCAACCGAAAAATGAGTCTAATGTATCTTGTTTCTCTCCAGTCCAGCCAAGAGGCGATATGATGTTTTCAATAGGACTGAGGAATACTTTGTTAAATTGAGTTTCGTAGTCAATGTATTTCTCTAAGCCAAACTCTTTTGGTAAAGCGCTTGGAAATGAGATTACATTCTCACGAATAGGGTTTGGTACTTTAAGATAAACGTATTTGATCTTATCGCCACCTTTAACAGGCTCGAATCGCTTAGTAAGCTTTTTCTCTGCGAGTTGGTGGTTAAATAAGATACAGCCACGAACATGGATAGGACAACCTTTATTATAAAGAGTTGTTCTGTTTTCATATTTCTGTATGTTATCAGTACCAGAGTTTCTAGCAACTTCTTCAGCAGGTAGTTTATAGAACTCTTGTCTGAAGTTTTCAATGAAGTCTTGAGTTTGTTCTTCACCTTCGTTTAGAATAACACTGAAGATCTCACGCATTTTATCACGGCAGACTTCAGGTGTGCTTGATCGTACAGACTCAAGACCTGTTACACTGATCTTTGGCTTTTCGTAATGAACACCTTCTGAGTTGAGAGTATTTAGTATGTAACGTTTCTTAGCAATAAAGATTGCTCGATCGTTAATCTTCTCTCGTTTCATTACCATAGCATTACGATAGGCACCCATGTCAGATGCAAGACGTTCGTAGCCTTGTTCAATGACCTCTTCGATCTTAGTCTGGCAGACTTTATCTAGGAACTCTTCTCCTGTCTTACGATCAATGTCTGTAGTACCATAGACTTTTTCGATCAGTGAAGCGAAGTCAACATAGATTGAGTCAGTGTCAATATAGATGATATAGTCATGGTCTTTTGTTTTGAGTACCTTGTTGAGATATTCATTTACAGACTTTTGAGCATATCGAATCGAGAGTTGACCAGACGTTGTAATAGCTTCTGCCATTTCTCCAATATAATATAAGAAGTAGATGTTTGCTGTAGCTCCGTAGAGTGAGTTCATCGAAATCTTAATAGACATTTGAGAATTATGTAATTGGTTAGCTTCTGTCTTCAGTCGTTTCTTTTCTCTTGGGTCAGTTTCAACCTCAAGTTGTTGTTCAACTGCAAGCATCTGCTGTTTGATAAGAGCACGTTCATCGTAGTACTCTTGAATGATGCCTGGGATAATACCGACTTTTTCATTACTGAAACATACACCATTAGCACCAACCGACATACCATTCTTGTTTTTGAATTGACCATTAAGTACCATGTCTTGAGTTACATACTCACGTTCGTCTGGCATATAAGTTTCAGGCGACATATTGTATTGTAACATTAAGTGAGGATACAGTGAGTTCAAGTCAAACGATACAACCCATGGATACATACCAGGTACTGGATCTTTAACATAGCCACCAACAAGATCTGCACCACGACGGCCAGGTGACTCTTTGATCGGTGGAACGATTTTGTCTTTCATTAATCGTCTGTAGATAATAGATTCCCATATACCAACAGTACCGAAAGCGTCTTGGTAGTTTACACCACCACCATAAGCAACTGTCATAACAAGAGCAAGTAGAGATGTTTCTTCTTCCATTCTTACAATGAGCTGTGTGTCTTTAAGGTTGTAGTCAAGATATAGTTGTGGGTTCTTCTCGTATAAGTCGTTTAGATTACCATACTCAGAGTAGTCAAGTTTCTTCTCACCAAGAATAACGTGAGCAATATGGTCAAGTTTAAATGATTCTTGAGGACCATACTTGTAACCGAACTTCTTGAAACAATCCATATAGTCAATAACAGAAACACCTGAGATGTTGTAAGAAGATTGCATCTTACCAAAGAACTCTCGATTGTATTTGTTAACGTTTTTCCAAGGACTGAGTCGAGCTGCAACGTCTTCACCCATCAAGCTCATAATACGAGTTACGAGGTATTGAATATCAAAGTATTGAACGTTCCAACCTGTTACAATATCAGGATAGTCTGCTACCCATAATTCTACGAACCTTCGTAGTAGTTGCATTTCATTATCAAATTTAATAAAGACAATGTCGTCTGGATCAATACCAGTAACAGTTTGTGTCTTATCGTAGTCTTTGCGACCAAGTAGGAAGTACTTATCACTTTTAGAAGACTTGTAAGCGATCGATGTGATCTCTTTATCTGCTATTTCAACGTTAGGATAGCCATCAGCGATATCAACCTCAATATCAAAAGATACTATATTAACATCTTTGAAATCATATTTGATATCGTCAGGATAGTTTTCTTGTATGAACTGTGTAATGTAATTTGTATTACCAAAGATCTTCATGTTGGAAACACCTTTGTATTCCTCGATGAAGTCTTTGCTTTCAGCCATAGAACCAAATTGGTGTGGACTGATTTTGTAATTACCTTTGAGGGGCGTATAGCCCTCTTCGCCTGCTTTGGCGCTGCTTAGGTAGAGTGTTGGTTTATACGGTACTTTGTACGAGAAACGTTTACCGTTCTCATAACCGCGCCATAGAATGTTTTTGCCATATCGCTCGACTGAGGTGTAGAATGCTGTCATCATAGGTTTCCATATTGTAAGAGTATATTATATCACAGTTGTAGGTGTTTGTCAACCTTTTTATGCAATCTCACTGAAGTTTTTCACCTTCGTAAATGTGATAGAAGTATCAAACTTCTCAGCGAACTGATCGCCTCTGTGTGATATAACAAATACGTTATCATCAGCATTCAGACTGTGTAACGTTTCAATTAGACTTTCGATACCTACACTATCAAGTGCACCATCCAAAGTCTCGTCAAGTATCAG